GCTCTTTTGGGAGCTATTACACAGACCCTAATTGCGAAAGAAGAAAATCTGTATCTGTCTTAGCTAAGCTTGGCATGAAAGTTGCAGCAATATCTTTAATGTGCCAGGACAAAAATGTATGGCAAGCTATGATGGATGCTGGTACACCATGTCCTATTGAGGGATTGATAGGAGAGAAAGCTAAAGCTAAATGGATTGAGAAACGCAAACAAGAATTAACAGGAGCTACTGCTACAACCAAACCGAGCATGACCTGGAATGAAAAACCTATACCTAGCGGCAATATTAAGCCTGTTGAGTAGCTGTGCTACTTACAAAGTAGAAATAGGAGACCCTATATGGGGCTCCAATGAACAAGAAATACACCCAATTGAGAGACAATGAAATACTTAATTCCTTTATTTTTTCCATTAATGGTTTTGGCAGATAGTCAAACAACTGGTAATTTAATTACTAATGGTGATTTTAATAATGGAAACACAGGTTGGACATTACAAGGAGATGCACAAAGAATAGGAGATTGTTGTCCAGGTGGACATGATTTTGAATTTGGAGATAGTGGTAGCATAGAACAATCCTTTGACTTGCTTTCTAACACCATCACACAACCCATGCTTAACAATGGTATTACCCTTAACTCATCTGTTGAAGTACAGAATGGAGAATGTGGTGTATCAGGATGTTGGGGAGGTAGCGGACCAGCAGATACCTTTACAATAAGATTACAGATAAGAGATGAAGATAGTAATGTATTGGCTACTACTACACAGGAGAGAACTAATGTTACAGGGATTAATGGAAAAGATTTTGAAGATAGCGTTTCGTACACTGGGGCAGGGTCTAATCAAGGAAATATATTTATCAGCGGTGCTGATAACAGCGGCAATAACGGCTCTCTTCTTGGTCCTAATGTGGATAATATTTCTGTAACCATGACCTATGATGATGAGGTCTTATCAGCTATACAAACATCACACATATCGACTACATTTCAAGAAGTAGAAGAAGTATTATCAACAGAAATAGAAACAATAGAATTTATACCATTAGAAGAAATAGTCTTTGAAGTGTTTGAAGAACCTGAAATGGTAGTACAAATATTTGAAGAAATATTTATTGAAGAAATTAAAAAAGAAGAAATAAACACAGGTATTATTAACATATTTTTTGAGCCTGTAGAAACAATAGAATTAACAGAACTCCCACCTATTGAGAGTTTTGAAGAAATACCTATGGAGGTAGCTTATGAAGAACCAACGACCATCGAATCGTTCTCAGCAGAAATCAAAGGTTTTGAAGAGAGAGTTGAAACAACAGAAAGTTTTAACAACACGCCAACAGGCGAAGTCATACAAGAATTCTTTGAAGAAGAACGGCAGACCCTCATCGAAACCCCTAACTCTAGCGGAATCTCTGAGCGAGAAACTGTACCTGAAGAAGTTGGAGGAGGAGAAGAATCTAGCACAATCGTACAAGCTGAAGCAGGAGGAGGAAATGCAGAAGCACCAAGAGAGAGTGAAGAAAGAGTTAATGCAGAGCCTAGAGAAGAAAGCACAGTTACAGAAAACACACCTGAAGTTGTGGAGGAAACTGAAAGCAATGCTCCTGAGCCTGAAGGAGAAACTACAGTTGCTTCTGAAGAAGTAAATGAAACTCTTGGAGAAGGAGAAACAACAGATAGTGAACGAGGAAATGGAGGAACTGAAACAGTTGCTCAAGGAGAAGAAACCCTCGAAAGCCGAGATACTGAGGTGGAAGAAGGCAGGGATAGTGGAAACACTAGAGTCAATACTCAAACTATTTCGATAGAATCTATTGAAAGGAAGGTTAATGAAACCCTCAAGCGAGTGGACCAAAGACTTATTGCTACATCACTTATTGTAGCTAAGGCTATGGAAAGTTCTATTTCATTAGAGAACTATGGGAACACAAACAACAATATCTTTTTAAATCAATTAAACATTGATGGAGGTAGCTATGATGACCAAAGAGAGTACATTGATATGCGAGATATATATGCTGAAAATCAAATCGTATATGATGACCCTATCGCAAAAAGCCAAAAGATTCTTCAGGAATCTATAGATAACACAATACGAGCAGAAGAACATCTGAGGAGGATTCGTGGATATTAAAGTAATAACAGGAGCTGTAGGTTTAGTTATAACTCTAGGTGGATTGTTTGTCTATCAAGGACAATTAATCCAACGAGTAGAGGTATTAGAGGCTAAACAATCAGTAGATATTAAACCATTGACAGCAGACATTGCCATTAACAAGGCAGAAATAGCAGTATTAAATGCTAAGGTTAATGAAATGAAAGCTAGGTCAGACAACCCACTAGGACAATAATATGCCAAAAAGAATAGACAAGGAGAAAGAAGAGAAGTTTATAGACTTCTTTTGTCAAGGAGATACGGCAGGAAATGCTACTCAATCAGCAATAAAAGCTGGCTGGGAAAACAACAAATCAATTAGGTTTCAAGCTAGATATCTTAAAAACAAATACACAAAAGAAATTAGGAAGAAACAAGAAGAAAGAATTGCCTCTACATCAGGCGTAGCTATCAGCGTTCTACAAGACTTGTTGCACTCTGAACAGGATGCGGTTAAGCTCAACACAGCCAAACTTATTCTTGAGCTGGGTAACTTTTCATCTCAGACTATCAATCTTAATGTAGATAAAACCGCAGAGAAATCTGATGCTGAGCTGATAGCAGAACTCAAAACACTTATGGAAACTGCACCTGACTTAGCTGAGGGAATACCTTTGGTTGTAGTAGATAAACAAGAAAGCAAATCTAAACATTAAGTTGGGTAGGTTAGGAGATACCCACTCCTTATGTTATAATTATTTTTTTATTGTTATATTGTGTATTCTCGCTTGAACAAATCTCTCTACTAAAATGTTTGCAGTATTATCAATGTCAATATTGCAAAACTTTTTAAGTTCTGAGTTTGGCTCTTTGTCGTTTTCTTTTTTACAAAGACTAAAAAACTCATCTATGTTCAAACCACTAATATTTTCTCTCGCCACTGTATATAAATGCTCAAGTAAATATTCATCAACGTTGTTTACTGTTTCCATATTATTTTCCTCTCCAGCTTGATTGCTGGTATGAGTATATATTAACATAGTTAATTCCTAATGTCAATACTTAATTAATCACCTAACTTTCTTAATGCTTCGTTCTCGATATCAACAACTTCTTCTCTTATCTTGAAGTATTGCTTTCTATGTCTCTTGTATAGTTTCATAGGTATCTTCATAATGTGTGCTCTATGCACATCTTCATAGATAAACTCACCTGTACCATCACAATGCGGACACTTCTCAATACTGCTGTTATTGACAACAACAGTACCAACACCCTTACATATAAAACATTTTGTAAACAATGTCTCAGCTAAGGCTAGTCTTGTAAATTTACGAATAATTCCAGGTTTGCTAGGCACCCCATCTTTCATAAAAATTGCACAAGCACTATCCATCATCTCATCAAACAACTCTTCGTGAGCTGAATCAGAATCTATAAACTTAGCCAAGAGAATGTTCAATTCTTTTTTATTTAATCTCTTCTTAGCTAGCAGGTGTGCAATGTCTTGTGGAGTAAGAGCGTTATGAGTAATTGACCTTACCTCATAGGTAGGGCTACTAGGCAACAACAATGTAAGTAATTCAGGATTCATTCTTTTTCTTTTCCTCCCTAATTAAACAATTCAGATACCACCTTGCTTTTTTTAAATCAGACAAAGGCGTGCCTTTATGAGGGAAACGAGTTATATATTTTACAATGTTGCCTTGTTGCCAATTCATCCCCCAGCTAACAATGTACTTAGTTAATTCAATCCCCTTCGTATAATGCTCAGGTTTATTAATAAGGTCTGTCTTTTTCTTCAACTGTTTTCCTTATAATATTTAAGTAATGATTCCTGTGTACCATATTTTTCTTCCCAAGTAAATGTTCCTAAATGGTGTATTCCCTCTTTACCTTGATGATGGGCATGACAAAGAGGAATAAAATCCTTGCTTTTTAACGACATTCCTGCTCCTGTTAGGTGGTGAATACAAGGAGGGCTATATATTCCATAGAGTTTTTTGCATACCACACAGCCAAAGCTAACGCATTTATCATATTCCTTTTGTATATTTTTGGTAGGTTTCTTAGCCATGAAACAATATTTTACAATATCATTTCCCAAAAAAATATAACAAAAGATATGAATATAAAGGCTTGCACTAGGTCAGGCAACTCATCATAAGCATACATAATCTTTTCTATTATTTTAATCATTCTTCTTTATTCCTTTCATTATTTCTTGATATTTTCTTTCTTGTTCTTCACACTCTTCGGTAACTTTTTGTGCATAAGCTATCCATTTATCTTGTTCTGATAGCGGTTGTTCAAGAATTATGTGGCTCTTAGGGTCAAACAAAGCTGATATTGGCACCAATACTCCTTTGGATGTATTGTTATCGCCACCCAAGACAGAACCCTTTTCTTTATAGTAACGCCTTGCAATCTTCTTCATTCTATCAACCGATAAAAACGCAGAAAAACACAATTCATCTCCATCCATAAAGTTGATAACCCACCACTTAGCTTCTGTATGAGCTAAACCACTGGTTTTGTCTCTACTTTCGTACTCTACAAAGCAGTTTCCTGTTGTCATCCAATTCCTTGACATCTTTGTTTGCTCGCTCTTGACCTCAATCTTGTCTCCTTCAAGCATACTAGCAACAATATTCTCGCCTTTTTTACCTACATCTAAGTCATATTTAAAATCGTTGTTATGTTTCATCCTAACTCTCCATAGAGTTTCTTCTCTCCCCTGATATTAGCGGATTTTGTCCTAAACAAATTACATGACTCCATCACAGATGATATTTTATGCCTCAGACAAATATAATCTTTCTTCTTTTCTCTTATCATATCTATGTATGCTATAACTTCTTTGTTTGTTTCAGCCATAGCTTCCCTGTCTTTGACTGTCAATCCTTGATTAGCACTAGCTAAGAACACCTCAGCTTTTCTAACTTTCATCATAGAAGAGTAATATTCATAATCAGATTCAGCCTTAGCTAGCTGTTCTCCGTACTCTCTAAGAGATATAATTGCCTTCTCTAATTGCTCATCGCCCAATCTAATCATTTCTTTAACACCCCTATAAGTTTTGTTTTAAGTTCGTTTGGCAAGGCATCGTAATGATTGCCAATTCTTTCTTGTTTGTATAAATTCACAAATATCTCCTCTTTCTTATCTGTTTGATGTGTGGGCATTTTTAATAAATTATTTCCCCCCAGCTTATTCCACACCCTTATGGCAATATCATCTTTAATCTCTTTGTGTTTAAAAAAATCTTGGAATATTGCTCTAATAGAAACATCAGATTGCTGTAAGAACCTAGTTAGATTTACAGGTACTTGAGGCTTCCACTCCCCTAGCTCAGGGTCATTAGTGTGTGATATGAAAGAAGCCATAACAGAATCTACGCTGTAATTCTGTAAGCTAACCCAAAACATTAGTTGTTGAGCTACTGTTAGCTTAGGCTGTTTGGGATATGTTTCATCGAATAACCCAATTAATTGTTTAAATTCTTCTTTATTCATACTTAATTAATATACACACATATGTATGTGTATGTTTTATTATTTAATAATAATAAATATAATATTAATATCACATCTAAAAACCGAAAGCAAAGAATATTAAAAAAAATATTTAAAATAATACTTGATAACTAAGTTATTAACATATATAATCTTGTTATTATGAATGAAGTAAATACAAATCTTGCAGATAGTGAAGAAAAATCTGATGAAAATTTATCCGCCAATATGATTGCGGAAATTTATAGCAATATAGTTAAAGATAAAACACCTAAACTAACTTATAAATCTGTTTATGAGTGCTTGTCTAAAATTGATTGTACAGGTAAAACAGAAAAAAAAGATGGTTACACATATTTGAAATGGCAACACGCTGTGAACATTATGAATCAGTATTATCCTCAACATCATGTAATGTTTGATGATACCAAGCATAAGTTTTTAGAAGGAGGCTCACAAGAAATCTATTGCAGAATAGAGATTGACCACCTTTACAAAGAGATGTGGTACCCTGTTACAAATTACAGAAACAGCCCAATAATTAAACCAAATTGTTTTGACATGAACTCAGCTAAAATGAGAGCAATGGTAAAATGTTTTGCTATGTTTGGTTTAGGAATACAAATTTTTATTAATGGAGAGGCAATGCCTGAAGGAAACCCTCCTGTAATTTCGATAAGTGATGAGGTATTGGAAAAAATAAAAGATTCTAAAAAGCAAACAGAATTTATAGAAAATGCCTTTAAAAACAATAAGTTAGAGGATAAAAAGACAGATGAAATGCAGTTTGGTACTGCCTTACAGCCTGAAATAAAAGAAACAGAACATCCATATATACCTGATAATCTTAGAACTTCTTTGTTTAAAGATTATGCTTACGGCTTAACTTACAAAGCTAAGAATGATTGGAGAATGTCTCCAGCTAACAGAATGAAAAGACTACTAGCTGACAAAGAGCAAAGAGATATTCCTCTACCTGATAGAGCCTTAGATAGTGTTAAGTTTGGCACTTACAATGAAAGATGTGGCATAGCTAAATGGATGTTGGTTAATAAAGAGCCATGTTTGTATTATTGTGACAACCAAAATAACTGGTCAGTACAGGATTGGATGAACACAAAAGCCGACAGAAGTATTGCTCTTAGCTGTACCCCTGATGGCATGACTATGGATAAGAAAGGTCTAATTGAAATAAAATGTTCAGCACAAGGGAACGCTAATTATGATGAGTTTCCTAAGCAATACCTTCCCCAAATTGCAGGTCAGCTAATGGTACTCAAAATGGCGGAGCCAAAACTACCCTTAGAATATGTTGATTTGGTTAATTGGACACCAACACACACAAAAATATGGAGATACACAAGAGACATGGATTATGAGAAGAACTTGATATTAAATCTTGAGGAATACTCGGAGGCATTGCTAGGCAATAAAGAATTACCTAAGAAACCAACAGATTATGAAGGAAACAAGACAAGAAATATTAAGTTAATTTATGATGAGGCGAACAATGGTTAAAAAATTGTTTATTCCGCCTAGATTGGATGATGATGACATTGCAAAACTTATTGACCGCATTAAAAAGATAGACATAGGAACACTCTCGCAAAGACAATATATGCAAGAGGTAGATGAAATATATAAACAGTTGTTGTTCGACAACATATAAACAAAAATTGGAGGATAGAGATGGCTAAGAAAGAAGAATATTACAATGTAATGGTGGGTTATGAGATAAAAGACCTCCCTGAAGTAAATCAACTTGTTAATAAATTGTTTGAGATACAAAAGGTTAGCGGTAAAAAGCCTATTTTTGTATCGCACAAAGATGGGAGTACATTTAAAAGCAAAGATGGTACGGAAAAAACATACAATATTGCTGTTTTTTTAAACAAAAGCGAGAAAGGAAACGCCTTTGCTACCATTAAAATAGAACAGGAAGAAGATGATACTAGCGATAGTCCTTTCGATTAAAGAACATAAAATGGAGGAACAATGTCGAAATACAATAAAAGCTATTATGAGCTCAACAGGGAGAAACATAACGCTAAAACAAGGGCAGACTATATAAAACATAGAGAAAAGCGGTTAGCCTCCCTTCGAGAGAAGAGGGCAAGGCGAACTGATGAGCAAAAAGAAGAAGATAAAAGGAAAATGAAAGATTATTACCACAAAAACAAAGACAGAATAAATCAATATTCAAGAGAAAGGTATGCAGAACAAAAGGTTAAGATAGAAAAAGCTGAAAAGCTGTTAGCTAAGGAAGAAAAGACAGACACTCTTGAAGAGTTAGATAAGTTCTAGTTGATGACCTTCCCTTCCCTTTATTTTATGTTAATATGGTTAGATAACTATTTTCATTATAGTTGTACCTCATATAACTAGCTAGTAGCCTAAAAACTACTAGCTTTTTTATTTCAAATAAAGTATTGACATAAGTAATCCTTATGTTAATATTATTGTTAATGGGATAGATAGGTGGCGTAACACCTGTAAATAACTTGCAAGTTATCTATCTATCCTTAATAAATTAACAAGGAGATATATTATGAAAAATCATGAAGAAGATTTAATGCTAATGTCTAATTTTATTATTAGAGAATTAAAGCAAAGAAAAAACACAGATAAGGATTTTAGTCAAATGATTGAGGGAATATTGCCTCTTCTCATTAGAAATTGTGATGAATTAGGTATTCTCAATAGTGTTAAATCAATGATAAAAATAATAGAAAAAGATAAAGACAGTAAATTAACAGGAGATATATTATGAGTGAACTTGATTATTTAGATGAATGGGTGTTTGTAACCACACCTAAAGGAGAAAATATACATATGAATATTCATTCTG